GGTGGGCGAACGCCCAAAATTTTGCTAGACAAAAATTAATCAGGCAACCTTACATCGAGGCCAATAACAACGAGCACACATGATAACCACAAGTAAAATAATTGTTAACCAGGCCGCGATACGTGCGGCGCTTGGGTTATCACATGCAAGCGTGCAAGATTATGTAAAAAAGGGAATCGTTATTCGCGAAGGCCGCGATACATACGATTTAATCGAGTCTGTAAAAAGGTACATAGCAGCATTAAAAGGTCAGCAAAGTTCCGGCGACGAATTAGATTACTACGCAGAGCGCGCAAGGCTTACACGCGCACAAGCCGACGAGCGCGAAATAAAAAACGCGAAAGCGAAGGGCGAACTAATCCCGATTGAAGTTGCCGAAATGGTTTGGTGTGATGCCGCGATACTTTTAAGAAATAATTTATTAAACCTTCCCAACAAATTATCACATGTTGTTGCACCACTGACAGAAACGCCCGAAATTGCAGAAGAAATTAAAAAAGAATTAATCCACGTTTTAGAGTCTAGCAATGTGGATTCAGAAAATTACAGGATTGAATCAGGTGGATAACATAAACCCAGATCATTACAAAAAGCATAAATCAGGCGTGGAATGTATAGACATCGCCGAGCATCTTCATTTTAATTTAGGGAACACACTCAAATATATTTGGCGCGCAGGAATAAAAAGCGACAACAAAATTGAAGACTTAAAAAAAGCTGAATGGTATTTGCAAAGAGAAATAAAAAGACTTGAACAAGCTAAAGAAAGCAATTGACAAGTTAAACAACGCATTAAAACCACCGCCCGATCTAAGCGTTTCAGATTGGGCCGACACCTACCGCGTATTATCCCGTGAAGCATCAGCAGAGGCCGGTTTATGGCGTACAAGCCGCGCGCCGTATTTCCGTGAACCTATGGACGCGTGCAAAGATCCACGCTATCAGCGGATTGTGGTTAAGTCTGCTAGCCAAATGGGCAAAAGTGAGTTGCTGTTAAATATCATAGGATATTACAGCCACACCGACCCGTCACCCATGTTATTAATCCAGCCCACTGAAGCAATGGCCGAAGCTTTTTCCAAAGATCGACTAGCGCCAATGATCAGAGATACAAAGGTTTTAAATAACGTTTTCAGTGATGCAAAAAGCAGAACAAGCAACAATACTATTTTGCATAAATCATTTGCTGGCGGTCATTTAACAATGATCGGGTCAAATAGTCCTAGTAACCTAGCTATGCGCCCGATAAGAATATTATTATGTGATGAAATATGCAGGTATCCATCAAGCGCGGGCACTGAAGGAAACCCCGTCGACCTAGCAGAACAGCGCACAACAACCTTTCATAATCGATTGTTATTCTTAGTAAGCACGCCAACAGAAAAACACCTATGTCAGATCACGCACGCATACGAGCAAAGCAGCCAAGGCAAATATTGTATGCCTTGCCCTTCATGCGACCATTATAACTTTGTCACTAGGCAGCAAATAGTTATAGACAATGACCCTTTGCGCGTTCGTGTTGCATGTTCTCAATGCGGATCGATTCATACTGAGCGAGAATGGAAAAAGCGCGAAGGAATCTATATTCATGAACAACCACACAATCCTGATCGTGGCTTTTGGCTTAATGCTTATGCGTCAAACTTTATAACGTGGGAAGAAATAGAAAACAAGCACGAAAAGGCGAAAGACTCGCCCGAAAAAATGCAGGTATTTACTAATACTGTTCTTGCTGAGGTATGGGACGAAGTAGGCGATCGCGCCAACCCAATGCGACTATTGGACCGGCGCGAAAATTATGAGGAAGTGCCACAAGATTGCTTAATTTTAACAATGTCCGTGGATGTTCAAGACAATCGGCTTGAGTATGAAATTTGTGGATGGGGCGTTGATCTTGAAAGCTGGTCGATTGAATATGGCGTTTTGCTAGGTGATCCAGCAGACAAAAAAGTATGGATACAGCTTAAAGATATTTTTAATAATAAAAAATTTAAACATCAAAGCGGCGCCGAGATGAATATAGTTGCCATGGTGATAGACTTGGGCGGGCATCATACGCAAACGGTCTATGATTTCTGTGAAAGCATGAAGCCCGAGCGAGTTTGGCCGGTTCGCGGTGTTGGTGGTTGGGGGCTTCCGCTAATCAAAGAAGGCACAACAAAGAACAAAAGAACAGGCAAAAAGGTCAAGCTCTGGAATATTGCCGTGGATCAGGCTAAGATATGGTTAGATAGGCGGCTGCGTCAAGAGGAACCAGGGCCAGGTTATTGTCATTTTAATTTTAAATTTAATGATGAATTATATTTTGAAGGCCTAACTGCGGAGAAGTTAGTTAATTCTAAAAATAAAGCAGGCTTCCCTACGAAGAAATGGGTACTAGAACCAGGCAAGCGAAATGAACCTTTAGATCTTAGAGTATATAACTACGCTTGCGTTAAAATGTTAAACCCTGTCTGGGATAAGTTAAAAAAAGCATACGACAGGCAGCCCGACGAATCAAGCCCCCCCATAGGGGAGGTTAAAAAGAGAAAGCGCAAGCGCGGAACTATTAGCAAGGGGATATGATGAAGCGTTTAATTTTTTCGGCATTTTTAATTATGGCGTCTTTTAATGCGTTTGCTTTTTCTTTCGGTAGCCATGATTGTGTGTATTATCTAGATAATGGAAAAGACGAGATAGACCAAGTTAATACCTGGCTATCCGGTTTCTACGTTTCTAAAATTGGAAGAACCGCAAATGAAAAGGGCTATTATAAGTTTTTGAATAAAGCCTATACGATCTGCCAAAATTCTATAAGTATGACGATTTTTGATGCTGCAAACACCGCGTTTATGATCGTGGAGTCTGAAAACAAATGAAAAAGATTTTACTTTGGTCTTTATTAATACCTTGTTTGGCTCTTGCAGCGCCTCAAGATTATGGCGTTTCGTATGACATTGTTTACGTGAGATACCCCGGAACCCCTATTGCTGGAGATTGGGCCATAATCCCACAAGGTGAGCAACCTTACGAGATACACCCAGGTGCAGACCTAGTGCTTTTGAAACCGGACGGCACTACCGAAGACATAGTGGACTGTGATAACACATGCTCGGTTATGGACCCTTATATAAGCTATGACGGTACAACAGTTTATTACAGTAAAATGGTGGGGCTTTATAGTGGCACTAATGTTTCAAGTCTGACAAACAGGAGCGCAGCAGGTTATTTGTATAAAGTGGTTTTGACGGGTGGCGCGCCTTATACCGAGGTTCAGTTAACTTTCCCTGAATCGTTTGCTAGTTCAAAGTATGCAGGAAATACAGAAGCGGATGACGACCTAGACACACTTACAAATATAAGAGATATGACGCCCATCCCTTTATCAGATGGTCGTTTGCTTTTCACGTCGAATCGTTCAGCACATATACATTTTGATTCATTTAATCACTTTGAGCGACACGTAAGCCAACACATGTTCACAATGGATGATCACGATGGGACTAAAAACACATCAGAGTTAGCAAATATTCGCCAAATAGATTTTTCTAATATGAATATGGTCCAGCATCCAATGCAGTTAAAAGATGGCCGTATATTATTTTCTACATGGCAAAACTTTGCGACTAAAGATAGCTATGCGATGACTGAGCTATTCACAATGTACCCTGATGGCTCAAACTTGCAACAATTTACAGAGCCGCACGACCATCGAAAAAACGTAATACATTTTATAACTCAGCTAGATAATACTGATGTGGTGGGCGATGTTTACTATAACTCTAATAACTTTGGTTACGGTATTTTGGCCAGATTCCCAGTTACTATACAAAATGGTCAATATTTAAAAGAAGAAGTAACGCCAGAATCAACGGGGACAACACAATTTGATTTAGCTGAAAGAAATTTCTCATTGCCAAATACCCTAGTTTTAACGCCGCATACGTGGGGTGCTGACAGGCCAGCACCGAACCAAACTGGCAAGTATGCTATGCCATCGTGGGCACCTGGCGGCGATATGTTAGTTGCCTATTCGACTGGATATGTTAACCATCAAATACCTGTTTGCGGCACGCCTGGTACTTGTGAGGATCTTAAAAGCGGTATCTATTTGCATATAGATGCCACCACAACTCAAGTGTCAGACCCAACAAACACGGCTCAGCTTGCGCCAATGATTGACGACCCAAACTTTAACGAAATTTGGCCGCGAGCGGTTGTTAGCTATAACACTGTTTTCGGTCAAGCGGCGCCGGATATAATCCCAAATTTCACAAGAGAATCTAGCGACACAAGGGTTGGCAAGGGTGAGATGGCCGCGATGTTGGGCACTTCATCGATGTTGAATAAAGAGTCATCGGTAGTGGAGCTTGAAAACGAGCAATACAACAAAGATGGCATTATAAACAATTCTAAAAACCGAGAATTGACCCGTGGTCAGTGGGTTATACAGGGTACTGATGTTGGGCTTTTCCAAAACTCAGACGTTTATGGTGTTAGAATATTAGCAACACCTGAAAACACCGCTACTTCAGCAGTAGCTTTGAGCGCAGAGCAAAAGAAATATATAGGATATTGCAACCCAGATTGCTCTATAGCTGTTGGGACCGGCTCAAATTATAGGTCCAGGTATGGTTCTGCAACTAGCGAGCAGTGGAAAATTTTGGCCGAATTTCCATTTTCGTACACAAATATAACTGACCCACAGGGCAATCCTGATACAAGCTGGTTGGCAAAAATACCCGCTAATACGCCAACAACAATTCAGGCCATTGACCAAAACGGCATGACCTTATATTCCGAAATGACTTGGCGAGCCTTAAGGCCAGGCGAAAACCGTTCTGACTGTGGAGGCTGCCACGCTCACAGTACAGAGGTAACGCCCCTTGACTTGTCATTGACTGAAGCAGGAAAAGGCACCCCAATAACAGGTATAACTGGCCTTGCTGATTCTGACCCTTTAATTAATCAAGGGTTTTGGGATTTAACCGGAGACACAACAACGCTAATTGCTGAAGGTGGCGGCGTTGATGTGGTCCAAGGAAGACATTACGAGGTTGAATTTTACGCTGATATTAAGCCGATAATAGACGCAAAGTGCGTATCGTGTCACACCGCAGGCCAAAGCAACGGCGGGCTAGAGCTGGATTTGACCGGCGATGACGACCCTTATTTAACGCTTGTTAGAAACAATACAACAGGCGAAATTAAGCCGCAGATGACCAAATACATTCGAACGCCACAGGCCAGAAATAGCTTGTTTGTGTGGGTTGCATGGGGGCAGCGCCTGGACGGTAGAACAAATGCCAATTTAACTGGTGATATTGATTACCCTGATGCACACCCAGCGTTAAGCCTCACTTTCGATGAAAAGCGTAAAATAGCACGATGGGTTGATATGGGATCTGTGGCGAATATTCCTGGTATGCCTGACGATGGGTTCCAATATGAGGATGATTTCCAATTGCCACAAGTTCATATATTTTCGCCAACAGATGTTAGCTCGCCTCTAAATCAGCGCTTAGTTTTTGGTGTTGCGGATGCGCAATCAGATGTCGACTGGTCCTCACTCTCGATTACTTATTATGACGTTGCCACGCCAGGAACTGTCGTTACAATTAGTTCGTTTGATAGAGATGATAAGGGCATAATTACTGCGAATTTACCGACGTTGACCCAAGGTAATGATTATGTTTTTAAAATAAGCGTTTCTGATACTGTCGGCAATACAGCTATCGAAAGCAGACGATTTACAGCGGCGGCTAACGTGACATTACCGACAGCGCCATCAAATGTGAGCGTTTCAATACAATGATTAAAAAATTACTGTTATTAAGTGTACTGATCCCGGCGCTAGCATTTGCCCTAACCGTTACTGACGTTGTTACGCCAGGTAGGACAGTTAACGGAAACATGGTGTCAGATGCTGAAGAAGATCCAGAAGTGCCAGTATTTGGGGATATTCAAAATTCTAGTAACGGCGGAAACGTAACTATTTTATGGTCTGCTGTGACGACAGATGGCAACGGCGACCCAATTACATTGCATTCTTACGAGCTAAGATATAAGCGCACAACAGACACAGTTTATACACACATAATGGTTCCGCCGCAGTTCGTTGGGCACGCGCTAACACTGACAACTGGATCTTATGAGGGTAACGTATTTGCTGTTGATGACCAGGGCGTGCTTTCCATAGCTTCAACATTCAATTTTGAGGTGCCGTAAAAATGGCAGTAGCTGCTAATAATTCTTTAATTTTAGGTGATGCGGTACTAAATTACACTGTGCCCGCAGGTAGCGATAGATTAGTTGTAATCGGCATAGCAGTCTGGGCGTCTTCGGGAACGCCAGAAATTCAAACATGTGAATTAGGCGCGCAGTCTGCAACAGCGTTAACGCCAAGTTTGAATTCACTATCATCAAACAAAATATGCTCTACTCGTGTTTTCTACATCAAAGAAGCAGACATTCCGGCAGGTTCGAATGCAGTCACTTTTGATGTTGATGGCGTATCAGAAAACTTAACCGGAAACAGCCGAGATATTGTTTTCATAACAACATTGACTGGCGTAGATCAAAACTCTTCATACTTCTATGAAACGCCGGTTATTGTAAATAATACACAATCATTAAACGCTAAAAATCTTGTTGTAAGTTTTGGTAATAATCAAAATAAATTTGGTCTGACGTTTTGTGTAGTTAGGTCTGGTGATTATGCTTTTGAGGATAATTCTGGAACAATTGTTGCGAATAAAGGTACTTCGCTTGCCACCGAATTAGAGGGTGGAACCGCATTAAACTGGATGCATGGGGCAATGTCAAAAATTGACTCGCTGGCAACGAATGGCGAGCAGTTGACATGGACAGTTGATTACCCTGATAGCGGCACTTCGTTTGAAGGTCACCGCGTTGTAGTCGCGTATGCAATGGTTTTTGACGAAGCAGGTGTAGCTACAACAATAACGCTAGACCAGGCGCAATTAGAGCCAGGTGGCACTATTTCTGGAAGTTATCAGGGATTTCAAGCGGGAACGCCGCCTACGTCCCCAATTTCTGTTAGCGATGGAACAAACACAATTACCGCCGCTGTGACAATTAATGATAACGGAGATGGCACAGGGACATTTACCGGCACGCTTCCTAGCCTGCCAGCTGCCGGTAATTCTGGTTCGTTTGTTTTATTTGGCAATGTCACTGCAACACTTGATGACGCGTAGAGTATAAAAAATGGCAACAGCAACTAGTAGTGCGTTACCGTTAAATCCAGTCACAGGGCGATCTGTTGTTACTCTAACGAGTTATAGCGGGCAGATAACCTGGACGACTACTCCGATTTCTGGCGATGAAATAGAGTACCCAGACCAATTAACGGTAACCGCAGCCGGTGTGATTAGCGGGCCAGCCGGTACTTATACGTTACGGCACATAATTGCTACAACAGGTGCAATACAAGCCTTTTCTTTCGTAATTTCTGCCCAAACATCGGCATCATCAGTCGTTGCGCTAACGCCGGCAATAAACGGCGATTTTGATTATGTGACTCTCACGAGTTACAGCGGACCAATGACATTTGCTGTCACTCCCGTTGCCGGTGACCAAATTGTTTTCCCTTCTACCGTAACAGTGGGTGCGGATGGTTCTTTTTCCGGCGCAAATACGTCCTACACAATTTGGCATGTTAGACAAAATGGCGTCGTTGAAGCAATAACCTACGTGCACAGCGGTGCAAATACGGCCCCGCAATTTGGCGTTATCGCAGATGTTGTTGCAAACCAAACTGATGCAGCCAATTTTTCAATTGCGGCAACTGATCCCGATACGGGCGATTCTCTAACTTATTCTCATGATGTTTTGCCTAACGGTATAACGCGCACAACAGATACGATCAGCGGAACGTATAACAACGAAGAAACGGTATTAACGACTTTTACGGTACAAGATGATAGTGGCGACACTGGTAATGATTCCGACACCGCGCAAGTTTTATTTTCTATTGCTCGTGCTGGTTATACAATAACTAGTCTTACAGTTAATTACGCTAATTTAAACCCTGATTCGCCTTTAATAGCTGCAATCACAGATGGTGATTTAACTGTTGGTGATCAGGTTGATTATCCCACAAGCGCAACTGACGCGATCGGAACTAGTAGAACAATAGGATTTGCTAGCGATGGTTTAATGAGCGCCACTGGCACTCGATCTATTGTCGTCCCTGGCATCTACATTAGAGACAGTAGCAACTCATATGCTCGCACAGGGCCGTTCCAGGTTACATTGGTAGGAACTGGCCCAGCGCTAACAAGTCCGCTTGAAGTTGTTACAAACTCGCCGACGACAAGCGGCGGGCAGATGCGTTTTACTGCTGATGAGAGCGGAAATTACAGATTAATAGTAATACCATCAGGATTCGGAACACCGACGCGTGATCAAGTTATGGCGGGCGCTGGGCCTGATGGTAATATTCCTCTCTTCGACAGTGGTCTAACGGCGCAAACTGCAACGGTTGAAGAAGTTGTGACGGTAACTGGATTACCTACGCAGGGCGCTGGCTACTGGGTATTTTTAGCGCTCGAAGATGCGCTAACCGGCGTTACGCTTGAAGGGCCGGTAACACTCGCAACAAAAACAAGCGGGCAACCTCCATCCTGGTCTGCAATACCTCTTCAAAACTGGTCTGAAGGCACGGCGGTTAATCTTGATTTCAGAGCTTTTTGTACTGATGCAGTAACTTTTTCAATAGCTGGATTACCAGCAGGCACAGGGTTATCGCTAAATCCTTCGACAGGCGTTTTAAGCGGATCGCCGAACTTATTCGACGCGGCAGGCGCGCCAGGCACAACAACGAGCTATACATTTAACGTTTCAGCAACTAACGCGACTGGTACGACACAAACTACCTTTGATGCTGATGTCTATAGGCTAAACCCGCCAGCAACTATCAGTCAAATAGTTTCACAAAGCTGGAAAGAAGGCGTAAATTTTAGCTTGGTCTTATCCGCATTTATTAGCGGCGCAACTAGCTATCAAATTGAGTATGATGATAACGGAACATTTACAGATGCGGAGCCAACTTTCACGG